TTCTCGTTGCCTTCGATGAAGCGGAGACGGGGCATGCAGAAGATGGGGCGGCCGAACGAGTCGAACTTCATGGGGATGGTGTCCTTCGTGTCGAGAGGTGGCCACCCGTGTCGGGCGGCCGTGGTCAGAAATCGGATCGGGAGAGGTCGGCCTCGAGGGACCGGAGCAGGCTCGTGAGGTTCTTCACGCGCTGTGCGAGCACGACCTGCTCGCGTGGGGTGTCGGTGCCGTCGTTCGCGTGGGAGGCCTGCACCTCGGCGAGGCGCTGGCGAGCGTCTGCGAGCTCACCGGCGGCCTGGTCGTACGCGTGCGTCTTCCGTGCGCGGATCACGTCCGGAGTCGGCTTCTGGAACGCCGGCGCCCCGGCCTCCGAGTGCGTCCGGAACCGGTCGCCCTGCTTCACCAGGACGGGGCCCTTCTCGCCGTGCTCGTTCACCGTCACGCGGACGTTCAGCAGGTCCTCACGCGCCGTCGACCGGTCACGTGCGGCCCCGCCCCCGATCGACGCGGTCTCGCCAGCAGCGGCGTACAGCTGCTCGAGGTCCTCGCTGTTCAGCACCTGACCGGGATCCTCCGTGCCGACGATTGGCAGGGACCCGCACTCGCAGCCGTCGTGCAGAGGCCGCAGCTCGTCCGTCCGGTACCGCTGCGTCGCAGCGACCGCGCAAAGGCCGCAGGTGCCCGTCCTCGACCGCTCCGGGTGGATCACCCGGCGGTAGCCGACGACGCGCGGCACAGCCTCGTAGATGCGCTGCTCCTCGTCGCGCTCCGCGAGCATGATGTCCTCGTGGAGCAGCAGCTCGAGGCGATCGCGCACGGCCTGCCGGGCGTCCTCGACCGTGCCGCCCTTCGAGTAGGTGTAGATCGCCTGCGACGCCGGCCGCTGGTACACGTCCAGCGCCGTCGTTCCCGACCGCGGGTAGTAGTCGACCTCGGCCGGGAACCGCTCGAGCGCATCCATCGCCGTGAGCACGCTCGTCTGGTACGAACGCACCAGCCGTCGCGCCTGCTTCTGCGCCTGCATGACCCGGTACGCGGACGCGGCCGCCGCCGACCCGACCTCGGCGTCGTCGTGGTAGTTCCCGACGCCGGACCAGATCTGCAGGATGGCCGCGAGCAGCTTCCCGATCAGCGAGTCCCGCTGCGACGCATGACGGTCCGACAGGCTGCCCGCCTGCTTCGTCGTCAGCACCATCAGGCCGCCGTCTCAGACGTCATGTCGAACTGCTCCTGGTTGCGGTCGGTGATCTCCTGCGCGATCTCCGACGGCGTCATGCCCCACACGGCGCGGTTGATGTACGCCTGCGAGACACCCGACTGCTTCGCGGCCTGAGCCGCGGTCGAGCGCTGGTTGATCGACTCGAGGTTGACCGGCGCCCAGATCGTCTCCACCTGCGCGGCATCCGCGCGGAGGGTGTCGCCGAGGCCCTGGAACGCGAGCGACTGCTCGAGGGCGAACGACGCACCTGCGCGGTTGTTGCGGTCCTTCACCTTGAACGAGAAGGCCTCCCGCGCGAGGGCGGCGCCCTCCGCAGATCCGTTCGTCGCGTCCGGGTTGAGCAGGTACACCGGCGTCGAGGTCACCGCGGCGAGGTCTCGCTTGTCGTCCTTGCCAGCGGTGAGCAGCTGCGTGATGTCGGTCGGGTTCGACTCCCAGATCTTTGCGTCGCCACCGAGCAGCCACAGCGCGGCTGGCCCGCCGGCGAACACCTCGTTGTAATCGATCCGTTGACCTCGGAGGGTGAGGTCCGGGTAGTCAGCCGGGTAATGCGTCGGGAGGCTGCCCTCGATTGCACGCTGGCGGAACGCCTGCATGGCGATGATGGTCAGTCGGTCGCGGGTGACCGAGTTGATGCGGTCGATCGAGTCCAGGTGCTTCTCGAACTCGCCGAACCCGCCCGGGGCCATGTGCTCGACCATGGGGTTCTCGGCTGTGAAGCCGAGCGGAATCGGGTCGGTCGCCCAGGACCAGCCGCTTCCCGGCGACCACTGGGTGCCGTCGTTCGGGAGCGTCGGCACCGGCGTGCGCCGGTAAGCCGTCCGCATGTAGCCGGGCCGGAACAGCGTCATCACGTCGGCGCCGTTGATGGCGTCGTACCCGACGACGACTGCGTCTTCCGTCAGCCACGGCGCGGTCGCGTACTGCTCCGTGGCGGTTGTCCAGCCGTTCGACGGGAGGAACATCGGCTTCGCGTCAGCTGAGGGTTGGGACGGCCCGGTGGTGAGCACGTAGGCCCGCCCGTAGTCGGCGACGTCGCGAAGGAGTTCCTTCGACCGAACGGCCATGTGCGACCGGTTCCAGTTCCCAAGCGCGAGTGCGTCGCCGGTGTCGTCGCCGGGGGCCGCGGTGCGGAACCCGAGTGCTGTCTGCCGGTCGACCAGCGATCCGGAGATGAGCTCGGCGGTGTTCAGCCGGGCCTGCTTCACGATCGTCAGCATCGCCTGCGCATTCACTCCGGTCACGCCGGCCGGGACGAACCGGGTCCCGTCCGAGAACGAACGCAGCAACGCCATCCGCGGGAGTCCCTTCCCGAGCTTCGTGGCCAGCCTCATCAGACGCCAGTCGTCGGACCCCGTCACGCTTGTCTCGGTCAGCATCGGACCCTCCTCACCTGACTCGGACCGGCACCGCCGTCTCCGGTTCATCGTCCGCGGGCTTCGTGCCCCGGTTCTCGTAGTCGGCAGCGGCCTGGAACGCGAGCGTCGCCGCCATCGCGGCGTCGATTTTCCGGACGCTGTTCTTCGTCTCCTTGCCGATGACGTCTCCGCCTGGCTTGCGCCACACCCTCGCGTTGAGGAAGTGCCGCGTCATTGCCTTGTGGCCGGACTGCGTCATCGTCCCGTCGGCGATTGCCGTCTGCAGGAGCTCGAGAGCCTGCGAGATCCGGGTGGTGTGCTTCGTCCAGTACCGGATCGAGTTCTTCCCGTCGGCGTGCACGAGCAGGTCCTCCGAGAAGTCCCGCTCCCACCCGTTGACGACCTCTTGCCAGTACGGCGGGTCCGCGTAGAAGCCGACGACGTGGAATCGCTCGAATGCTCGCCGTACCTCAGCGTCGAATTCGTCGCGGTCGACCGTCCACCCCTCACCCTCTGGTCCATCCGGCTGCTCACGGATGAGCAGCGGGAACAGGTGATGGTCGGACACACGGCACGCAACGAGTGCCGTGGCGTCATTCGATCGAGCACCGTCGAAGCCGAGGGTGACCATGTCGCCGGCGGCCGGCGCTAGGAACCCCTGCGCCTCGCCGGACTTGATCAGCGTGATGATGTTCCGCGCTGACCACGATTCGACCGGCACCCACGAGTCCGTGGACGACGTCAGCGCGTTGAGGAAGTACCGACGGGTGTCGGACTCCTTCCGCATCGGGTTGAAGACGCCGTTCACCAGCGACTCGAGGTCGTTCCACTCGAGGGCGTCGCCGTAGGCCTCGCGGAACGCGTGCTGCAGGTTCTCGATGTGCCAGCGGCGCGACTCCTCAGTCGACGGGACGATCGGGTCGCGCAGCGACTTGATCTCGCCCCATCGGTGGTCGAACAGCTGCCGGTTGACCAGCAGCCGCCCCTCCTCGATGAGGTCCGCAGCGTTGTACGTCTGCTCCGCGATCGAGTCCTGGCCAGGCCGGTACATCGTCGTCGTCTCGAGGTACCAGGTGCCCGTCGACCCGCGCCGCTTCTCGAGGTTGCGGACCAGGGTCGAGAACATCTCTCGAAGCTCGGGCTTCACGTAGAGGTGGGTCTCGTCGAAGACGGCGAACGTCTCGTTTCCGCCGTCCTTTGATGCAGAGCCGGACGTCGACGGGCGGACGCTGCCGCCGGACGGCATGAGCACGCCCTTTTTGTTCACCGTCAGCCCGTACGCCTGCGCGTAGCGGAACAGCGGTGCCGTCTCCTCGGTGAGGTTGAGGTACACGGCGGCGTAGACGTTGCCGGCCTGCTCCTCCTCGGTCGCCAGGATTCGCACGTCGGGCGAGATGACGGTCTTTCCCATCGGTTCGCCGGCGACGTACTCGTACGTCTGGCCCATGAACTCGTACGTCTCGCCGCCCTCGGCGAAGCCGTCGAAGCGAGCTGGTCCGAATGCCTCGAACATGACGAGGTCAGCAGCGAGCCCGGACTTGTTGCACCCCTTCGGGCGGGAGAAGAACGCCGAGTCGTAGAGGCGGCGGCCGCGAGAGTCGAGCGCGTAGCAGTCGACGATGAAGCCGGTGTACTCGTCCGTCAAGCTGACGGGCTGCCCGATCACGGCGCCGGGACCGTGGACGCAGAACGTCTCGATCCACCACGTCGCGAGCCACCCGAGGGAGCGGTTCCGGTCGTGCCCGTCTGCGCGCAGCAGACGGCGCGGCATTACGCGAGCCTCTGCCGACGTTCGTTGATCGACGTCACGGTGCCGGTGGGGACGTCGGCGTCAGCCGCGGTCTCGGTGGGTGCCGGCCGGTCGATCGTCACTTCCACGCGGAGGCGCTGTCGGGCTTCCGGTGTCGCGCCGAACTGCTGCACGCGGAGGCGCACCTCTCCCGCTCGCTCGAAGTCCCCACGGGTCCACATCCAGTGGTGGATCAGCGCGGTGTCGAGGAGGAAGTCCCAGTCGGGCTGTGTCTGCATGCGCGTGGCCTGTGGGCTCTTCCGCCAGTGGTTCCACCACCGTACGGTCGCCGGGTGCCACGGCATCGGAGCGCCCGTCTTCGGGTCTCGCACGAAGTTCCTGGGCAGTGCCATTCCCCGAAGGCGACCGTCTGCAACGAGCATGGTCTGCTCGATGCCCGAGCGGTCCCGGGTGTGCGCACTTTGCGCCGGTCCGCGGCCCGCCATCAGCGGATCACCCAGTCGTTGAGCGCCACAGCGTTCCGCGCGCGGCCGCTGTCTTCGGCGAGCAATTCGAGCATGAAAGCCTCCGTGACGGATGCCCGTGGCCGCTGTCGCAGGCCTGGGCGTGGCGGACCCCCCAGACTTGCCACGCGCAGTGCGAGCAGCAGGACGCGGAGCGGTCTTGGGGGTGGGTGGGGGTGGGAGGGTCCCCTACCCCCGGGTGTGGATGGTGTGGGTCATCGGTAGCGGCTCTGGAGGTAGCTGTTGGGCTTACCCATGCGGAGTTCGTTGAGCTGGCCGTAGCGGAGCCGGTTGTGGTGGATGGCCTGCTGCTCTTCGATGGACACGGGTTGCAGGTTGACCTGTGCGAGAAGGTCGGGTCCCCCTGTGGGGTTCGGTACTCGAACGACTCCGATGTTGCTGACTGGCCGGAACCGCTCGTCGCCGGGCAGGTCAGGGTCTCCGTGCTTCGGTGCCATGGGTGCTCCTCAGTCTCGGTCCTGCACGACGTCGTCCATCGCTTCGTTGATCTCGGCGACGGTCGCGGGATGCAGGGGTGGGTCGGGCCTGCGGTTCGTGCGCGTGCGGTGTGCGCTCACGTCGTCCTCGGCCATGGCAAGGTCAGGGCTTCTCGCCCTGGTCCACGTTGATGCCGTGCGCCGCGAGGAGGTGGTCCTTCGCGGGCTGCGCGTCATCGTCGATGACTGCCTTCAGCTGCACGCCGGTCACGTTGCCGTCCTCGTCGTGGGTCGTGCCGGTGCTCTCGGCATGCCCAGTGATCGTCACCTTCTCGTCGCAGCGCGGGCACGGCCAAGGCCACCGGAGTACGAACGCGCTCATGCGACGTCGAGCGTGCCCGTGTGCACGATGACGCCCACGGCGCCGGTCGCTGCCTTGATCGCGTCCGCGTTGATTGGCTCCTGCGTGTGACGCAGGGTGTCGCCGCCGTAGCTCTGCACCTCTGCGACGACCTCGACCTGGTCGACCACGATGACGAACGGCGTCTCGACGTTCTCGCCGTCCACCTTGCTCGGGAGTTCGAGGATCTGGATGCGGGCCATCAGCGCAGCCCGTTGAGGTCGTCTTCGTCGTCCGCTTCGAAGTCGTCGTGCTCGTCGGGCTCGGCCGTCGACTGCTCGACGGGAGCGGCTTCGGCCACGGGCTCGTCGACTGCGACAGCCGGTGTGGGCGCCTCGTACGGGACGGGTGCCG